AAAATGGATTTAAAGTAAGCAATTATGTTTACAACGTAAGCGCACCTGGTCGCATATATGAAACTGCTGGCCGTAAAAACCCACAAGGTAGAGCGCCATTCCAGCAGATCGATCCAAGTTTACCTGGCACAACCTTTGGCAAAGTGCAAGGATTTGAAGGCAAATCCAGGGCACGTGAGTACACTTACAACAAATCTACTAGAGAGTACGCATCAAATAACCCATTTGCTGGGTATCAATTTGTTACATCAATGCCAGGGCTTACTTCACAACCAAAGATTAAAGGTGTGCGTGGTGGTGGTAGAAAAACTAAAGGCCGATTAATTTACAAAGCTTGGGCACAAGATAGTGGCAAGGTTTATCAAGCAGTGCTAGGCGCTATTAATTCTACAGCTATAAAATTTAACAAATCAACAGAAATTAAGAAGGCAGCGTAATGGCCAACGTAGTAGTCTCGGCAATAGCCACCTGGAATGGTAAAGCACTTAATAAAGGCAAGAAGGATGTATCAGCCTTTGATAAGCAAGTAAATAAATTAGGCAAAACCTTTGCTGGTGTTTTTGGGGCTCAGCAATTATTCCAATTTAGCAAGCGAGCAGTGCAAGCCTTTGCAGCCGATGAGAAGGCAGCCAAATCTTTAGAGGTTCAATTACGCAATACTGGCTTTGCATTTAGCGCACCAGCTGTTGAAGATTACATAGGCAATTTACAGAAAGTCACAGGCGTATTAGATGACCAACTACGTCCAGCATTTCAACAATTATTAACAGTTACAGGATCTATTACTAAAAGCCAGGATGCATTAAACACTGCACTAAATGTAAGTGCTGCTACTGGTCGATCTTTAACAGAGGTTAGCGCAGCTTTAACACGTGGATTCTCAGGCAACACCACAGGCCTTAGCCGTCTAGGTGCTGGCATAAGTAAGGCTACATTAAAAACTGGCGATATGGATAAGATCCTGGGTGAACTTAATAACAAGTTTGCAGGCCAAGCACAAGCTAGATTAACTACCTATGCAGGCAAGATGGATCTACTAAGAGTATCTACAGAAAATGCTAAAGAAGAAATTGGTAAAGGTTTATTAGATGCTATAAGTTTACTAGGCAAGAATAGAAGTATCGAAGATGCCGCTACTCAAATGGATACCTTTGCTAAATCTATTAGCGATGCAATTTATGGCGTAGGTTTATTGATAAGCAAGTTAGATGGTTTAGCATCAAAAATAACTTCTGGCGGTCTAGGCGATTTATTAATACGTTTACAACCAGGCGGATTAGGTTTGCGGGCAGCTTTAAATCTTGCAGGAAACGCTAGAAGCTCAAACGCACCAGATAATAAACAAGGCCGTTCATCGGCTCGTATCTTTGGCCAGCAGTTACGCCTAGAAAACAAATTATCAGAGCAGAAGAAAAAAGAATTAGCGTTACTAGATGCCAAAAATAAGAAGCAAACCGAGGTAGATAAACTAGCTGAGAAGTTTGATGTTGAGCGCATAGGTTTAATGAAGGCGCTGGGCGAGGCTACCGATGCTGAAACTAAATTACGCATCCAGTCTAAGTTAGCCATCCTAGACAATAATGAGGCGTTGGCTAAGAAGTACAATTCGGAATTAGCAGCTAGTTCTGCGGCCAAGACTTTAGCTGATAGCGCTACAAATGCCGCTAATGCTCTTAATACTTTGCCTAGCAAATACGATGCAATCTTTAATAGCCTAGTAAATACTTTTAAGACAATGGGATTAGATCAAGGATCAGCCGCTGGCCTTGCGGGGGCATCAGCAAGATTACAAGCACAAGCCGATGCGTTCTTAGCACAGATGAGCCAATACGCCGTGCCAGGTGGAATGCCATCTAGTGCATCAACAGCTGCCGCAGCAGCAACACCGACAATCGTGCCGCAGGTTACAGTCAATACAGGCGCAGTATTAACCAACAATCAAGAATTAGAACGCTACATAATTGACGCTGTAGGTAATGCAACTAAATTAGGTGACAGGTTAGTACCTCGTGGGGCAATTTTAGTCCAATGACAGTACCAGTAATTAACGCCACAATTAATTTCTCTACTGGCCCTAGCACTGCTCAGGCCATGCAGTTAGATATTGGCATATTAGGTACAAACGTGTTGGCTGATGCCGTAGCAGTTATTGTTGATGTGTCAGATCGTATTAATTTTATTCAAACATCCGTAGGCCGTAATGCTTTATTTGATCAATTTCAAACAGGACAATTAACATTACGCGTAGTAGATCAGAATGGCGACTTTAACCCAACTAACCCAACTGGGCCTTATTTTGGATTACTAACACCTATGAAAAAAGTCAGCATATCTGCTACCTATAACAACGTTACTTATCCTTTATTTTCAGGTTTTATTACAAGCTATGTAAACACACAACCTAAAGATGCAACAGAGGTTGCCTACACAACCATACAAGCTGTAGATGCTATGCGCCTGGCTTACAATGCCCAGATATCTACTGTTGCAGGATCTTCCGCTGGTGACCTATCAGGAACACGTATCAATCAAATATTAGATGAGATCAACTGGCCAGCATCGATGCGACAAATTGATCCAGGTCAAACCACATTACAGGCTAATCCTAACAATCCAACAGCATCTCTAGTGGCTATGCAGACTGTGGCAGATTCAGAGTACGGGGCTGTGTATGTAGATTTTAGCGGATCTTTTGTTTTTAAAGACAGACTTACAGCCACAGAGACCATAGGTAATACACCCACAGTTTTTGCAGATGATGGCACAGGTATCCCATATGCTAATGCAGCTTGGAAACTAGACGACACTCTTATCTTTAATTCTGCCCAAGTCAGCCGTTTAGGTGGATCGGTGCAGAATGCAATTAACCAACCATCTATTGATAAATATTTTATCCATAGTTTTAACGCTCAGGATCTTTTAATGCAAACAGACGCTGTAGCCCTAGATTATGCAAGGGCTTATGTGGCTAGTAGGGCTGAGACAACCATCCGATGCGATGCCATCGAGTTAGACTTATATACCCCTAATTACGATACAGGTGTAGTAGCAGCTTTAAACCTAGATTTCTTTGATCCGATCACAGTAATTACTACCCAGCCTGGTGGATCTAAGCTGGAGAAAACACTACAAATATTTGGCGTTCAAAACATCATCACACCTAACAGCTTTAAAGTGGTGTTTACAACGCTAGAACCTGTCATAGATGGGTTTATACTAGGCAACGTAAATTACGGGGTCTTAGATCAAAACGTACTTTCATACTAAGGAGATAAAATGGCAACCTGGCCAGGCGCAACGGGCGATGTAGTAACTTCCGCTATGTGGAATGGGCTACCAGCCTTTGAAGTACAAGCTGCTAAGACAGCAGATTACACAGCTGCTAGTGGAGATCAGTACCAGCAATTAGTACAGATCAACAAAGCCACTGCTATTGCATTTAAATTACCAACCGATGCAACATATAACTTCCCAGTTGGCACAGCAATCACAGTGTTAAATATCGGTGTTGGTCTATGCACAATTAGCGCAGTTACCTCTGGTACAACTACTGTATTAAGTGCTGGTGCTACTGCAGCATCTCCAACCTTAGCCCAATACAAAACAGCAGTATGCATAAAAACAGCTGCTAACGCTTGGTATGTGGTAGGCGGAATTGCTTAATATAATCTCAGGCACTCTATCAACTGGCGCACCGCCAGTAGCCACTTCATACGAATCTATTGCAACAGTAACAGTAGGTTCAGGTGGTAGTAGCACTATTTCATTTACTTCTATTTCAACAGATTACACACACTTACAATTAAGGTGGCTTGGTTCAACAGTTAATACAAATGCTACTTTACAGAATCTATTTGTTAAGTTTAATAGTGATACAGGAACAACTTACAGCGAACACGTTTTATTTGGTGATGGCTCTAGTGTTTCCGCTGGTAGTGCGGCTAATGCTTCGGGCAGCGTAGGATATATTGCTAGTAATGGTTCAACTATACCATCAAGTTTTAGTGCGGGTGTCATAGATATTTTAGATTACGCAAACACTAATAAATATAAAACTGTAAGAGCCATTGGTGGAAAAGATATAAATGCTACAACTGACGCTAACAATAAAAACTTTATTGGTTTATTTAGTACTTCTTGGAGAAGCACATCAGCAATTAACCAAATAGATATTACAAGTAATTCAATCAATTTTGTTCAATATTCATCATTCGCCCTATATGGAATTAAGGGAGTATAACAATGGCTGCAGGCTCGACATATACACCAATAGCGACAACTACAATTACAACGAGCACCGCAACTATTACTTTTAACACTATCAGCGGTAGTTATACCGATTTAATTTTAGTATGTAATATCGCCCAAGCGGCAGGTAATAACTCTTTGCGTTATAGATTTAATAACGATAGTGGCTCTAATTATTCTGATACTTATTTGACTGGAAATGGTACTACAGCTGTTTCAGGTAGAGATACTAGCGCAACTTCAGGTACTGTTTACGTATCAGGTTCAACTACTATTGAAACCAATTACATAGTACACATTATGAATTATTCCAATTCAACCACCTATAAAACTGTTCTTGGTCGCAGTAATAGAGCAAGTAGCGATACAGCGGCAGATGTCGGATTATGGCGTAGCACTTCAGCAATAACTAGAATTGACTTGGCTATGGGTGGTTCATTTCCAACCAATAATTTTGCTTCAGGCTCAACCTTCACCCTCTACGGAATAGCGGCGGCATAATGGCAAATACATATACTTTAATTGCAAGTTCAACTGTTGGTAGTGGTGGTGTTGCAGATATTACATTTAGCGCAATTTCAGCAACCTATACAGATTTACTATTAAGGGTAAGTGCTAGAACAAATAGAGCAGATACCTTTGATTGCATTTTAATTAAGCCAAATAATTCTAGTTCTAATTTAAGTTATCGCTACATTAGAGGTGATGGTTCAACGGCATCTAGCAACACTTTAAGCCGATTTGACATAAATGGTAATAGTGCAACTGCATCAACCTTTGGCAATCTAGATTTCTATATGACAAATTATGCAAGTAGTAACTATAAGTCAATGAGTGGTGATTCTGTTACAGAAAACAATGCAACAGAAGCCCTAAGCGGTTTGCACGCTTGGTTATGGAGTGATACAACTGCCATAAGTTCTATTGTTTGTGCGCCTGCATTTGGCACATTATTTAGTCAATACTCAACCTTTTACCTATACGGAATATCAAACTCATAAGGAGAAACAATGCCAACTAAACTAATAATCAACTGCGAAACTGGAGAGCAAACTGAGGTGGAATTAACTGCCGAGGAAATCGCTCAAAGAGAAGCAGACGCTAAGGCGTATGAGGCTGAGGAAAAGGCTAAAGAGGTTGCGGCTATTGCTAAGGCAACAGCTAAGGCTGAGTTGCTCGACAAGCTTGGCATCACAGCTGAGGAAGCTGCACTACTCGTAGGCTAATGAAACCTAAACTATGCGCTGCTGGAGTTCAGTTAAGAGATCAAGTTGATACCTGGTTTCCAGATAGGCGTACTGCCAGTGATGGGTGGGTGGGCGATAGCCGCCATACCACCAGAAAATCGGATCATAATCCAGACACCTTTGGGTGGGTCAGAGCAGTTGATATTGATTCTAGCTTGGGTGCATCCGAAGGGATCAGTGCTTATCTGGCTGACCAGATCCGAATCGCAGGCAAAACCGATAAACGCATATCTTACGTCATCCACAATCACCACATCGCTTCCAAGTTATTAGGCTGGAAATGGCGAAGATACAAAGGCATAAACCCGCACACAAAACACATTCACATAAGCTTTACAAAGTTAGGCGACCTAAACGGCGCAGAGTTCGACATACCACTACTAGGGGGCAAGATATGAAAATAAGCAAGAAACAACAGGCTGTACTAAAATCATACGCACGTGGCGTATTGGTTTCATTCTTAACATTCTTAGCAAGTAATGAACTGGGATTAGATCCTGTTGTAGCTGTAGTTATCTCAGCTTTAGCAGGCCCAGCGGTTAGGGCTTTAGATAAATCCGATAATGCCTATGGCATCGGTGCCGATGAAGCATGACACCTACAGAATGGGCTGGCTTTGGCGCTGGCGTTATGGCCGTGCTATCAGGCGGGCTAGTCGGATTACGTTTTCTAGTTAGAGGCTGGCTTAATGAGTTGCGCCCTAATTCTGGCAGCTCGATGAAAGACGCTGTTGATCGAATTGACCAAAGAAGTTTACGATTAGAGAAGCGTGTCGATGATCTCTTTGTTTTAATTAGTAAGTCATAATTTTAATATGGCTACTAAACGCAAACCTAAGAAGAAGATAGCACGTAGGCGCAGGACTACTAAAGAGCCTGTACTTACAAAGTTAGATTTCTGGGCAATAGCTGCTAATGAGGTTTATATGGCCTGCCGTAAATCTGGAATGGATGAAGGCACAGCTCTAGCGTTTGCGATGGATAGGTCAAGTTATCCAGACTGGATCATAGATAGTAAAGATCCCATAAAGAATCCACTTGATGACTTTGAAGAGGATGAAGATTAAGCCGCTTAGATACCTCGTTATCTCAGATTTGCAGGTGCCTTATCACCACGAAGCAGCTGTAAAAAATGTTATCAAGTTGGCAAGGCGTGAAAAGTTTGATTCAGTATTGGTGGTTGGAGATGAAATTGATTTTCAGAGTATTAGTAAATGGAGTGAGCAGACACCTTTGGCTTACTCAGAAGACTTACATGCAGATCGTGAGCTATGTAAGCAGATTCTTTGGGATCTCGGTGAGTACAGTCCAGAGATGCACATTATCCGCAGTAATCATACTGATCGCCTATACAACACTTTATTAAAAGTACCTGGCTTAATTAACCTGCCTGAATTGCAATACCCAGCCTTTATGGGATTTGCTGAAATGGGTATCACCTACCATAAAACAGCTTATGAGTTTTACCCTGGGTGGGTTTTGTGTCATGGAGACGAGGGCAGCATGAGCCAACATGCGGGCGTTACCTCATTAAATTTAGCCAAGAAATTTGGAAAATCAGTTTTGGCGGGGCATAGTCACAGGCTTGGCATGAGTGCCTATTCAGAGGGCATTAACGGCCATTCTAGGACCCTATATGGCGTTGAGGTAGGTAATCTTATGGATCGCAAAAAAGCCTCTTATATCCGCTATGGAAGCGCTAATTGGCAGATGGGCTTTGCTATACTAGAAGCTAGTGGCAAGACCCTGACACCGACCCTGGTGCCAGTTAATAAGGATGGCTCATTTACAGCATTAGGCAAACACTATGGGGCTTAATACAGAGTACGCCGAGCGCACTATCGATGACCATATCGATGACCTCGAAGATATTA